TGACCAGATCAAACGTAGGCGCGTCGCTCGGGCGGAACGACACCTCGATTGACTGGCCGTCGTCAGGGTTGACCGTGAAGTTGGCAGCCGTCAGGATGACGGGCACCGTGATCGAACGGCTGAGCGCATCGCTGACGCTACCGCCGCTCACCACGCGATCAATGTACAGCTTCATCGTGGCGCCCTCCTGCTCCCGCTGAAGCACATCAGCAACCAAGCGGCTGCCGATGCTGGTGTCTTCGCTGGTGGTGTAGACGGTAGCCGAGCCTGAACCATCGGCAAAGCCGCTGATGTACCGGCGGAATGGCACGGTCTGACCAGCGGCCTGACCGATGGTGGTAACGTCGATCTCTTCGCGGGTCACTTCAAACGACCACTCGCGCACCTCAGCTACTGCCACGAAGCTGTCGTATGCCACCTGAAAGATGTTTGGCGTTACAGCCGTGCCATCATCGGTGATCGCCACGGTAGAGCCACCAAGCGTGGCAGACACCTGCATGGCACCAGTGCTGGCGGTGTAGCTGATGACGTAGTAGGTAGTAGCTGCAGAGATCCCGCCAGGCAGGGTGCCAGAGCCCGCAGCGCCAGTGTTGACGTTGATCACACTGAACTGCACCGGGTCGCCAACCTTAAAGCCAAGGAACGGCAGGACGGTGATCACGTCAGTGGTGGCATTAACGCCAGATTCGGCAAACGTGGCAATGGTGCCAGCTGGTTTGTAATAGAGCGCCCCGGCTGTGCCGGACAGAACGGTGGCAGACATCAGTCAGCGGAAGAACTACCGTCAGTCTACATACGCTTCAAATGTGATCGTAAGTTGCGTTTGGTAGTACGCTGCAGGTGCTGGTGGCGTGATCTGCGCCGGTCCTGATGCTGCGTCGAAGTGAATATCGCTGACCACTTGCCGGTCAAACAGATCCTTGATGCGCTCGGCAATGGTGAAGTTCGCAGCAGTGCCAGCACCTAGCGGCGTAAACACATTGACCGTCAGCACGCCATTTTGCCGGTTGAAGCCAGTAGACGGCGCCAGCAGCGTGGCATAGGCGTTATCGCCAAACCGTATGAATGCCTGCAGCCATGGTGTGTTGTTCGGCGGCGTAAATGGTACGTTCTGATAGCTGACCGGGTATATCGGTGCGGCAGCCATCTGCGTAGCAATGCGTCCTTCGATGGCAGCGCGGATGTCGTTATAGGTGCTAGTCATGACTCCTTGCCGATGCGTGCTGCCGCTGCCTGCACTCTAGTTTGCACATCCTTAGCGATACCTTGCACCCAGCCTGGCTCGGCTTGCTTGCTTCGATATTGACCGCCCCACGACGGGGGATAGTTACCACCTGCTAATGGCTCAGCATATGGCAGGTTGTTGTGGACGGAGTAGATGTTGCCGACTTTCTCTTTCTGGTAGCCAAGGCGTTTAATGGCAGTTACACCTGGATAGCTGCCAGATGGCGCAATGCCCCCAGGCGCTGCGTTCTCGCCTACCTGCCAGCTGGCGCGGAATCTGCCGGTATCAACCGGACTGGCTTGCTTAAGCAGGCTGTCAGTTTCTAGCACCGCTGCACGCAGCAGCTTTTCCATCTGATCCTCGCAGTACCTACCGATGTCTCGGGCTTGGATCCGGCGTGCCATTAGTCCCTCAGAATCAGCTCATAGGTGATGGCCGTGTTGTCCTGTTCGATGGTGCGTACCTCGATTATCTGCAGGCTGCGATTGCTGATGATGACGCGATCGGCGGTTGTAGGCACTGCTGCCGTGTCTGCTGCGGCAATGATCAACCGCTTATCGCCAGCTTCGATCAGGTCATTTACCTCACGCAGCGCTACATCCTCCAACACGCCGCGCACTGTGGTGTCCGTCGCTGTCTCAGCGGCAGTGCCGGTAGTTGTGTTGTACGCGCCAAGGGTTACGCTGCGGATCGTTGCCAGACCGCCGAACTTTGCCATCAGCTTGCTGGCAACCTTGCGTAGCGGGTTGGCAAGTGTCATCAGAGCTTGTAAGCGACGCAGTGGCCGTTCTGCAGCTTGATGCTGGTAAACACACCGTATAGCGTGGTTGCAGCGTCAAACGTCTGGCCGGACAGTGTACTGCCGTCGTAGTTCTGAGCTGCGATCGCATCAATATGAGTGTTGGTTGTGAAGTGAATCGCGCCCCAGCGGCCTGTTCGTGTCGTGGTGTCACCGATAAAGGTTGCACCGATTGAATAGTCAATGCCAAAGAAGTTAGGCTCGCTCATGGCTAGATCCTGTAGGCGACGACTTTGCCGCTTGCCAGGGTGACGCTAGTAAAGACGCCGTCGATGAAATCGCCAGCCATCAGCGGCACCGATGTAAACGCATTGCCAGTTGCGTTCTGGACCGTGGCAGTGCTGATCACGGCATCAGCAACGGCGTAGAGCCTGTAAAACCTACCGGCATGGGCTGCCGTGTCGCTGATGTACTCAAAGCCAATGTTGTAGTCGTCCATGATCAGCTTCGGCGGATTGAAACGTTGCCTGGTCCACTGATTCTAAGCCCTGTCAGGTATCGCTCCATGATCGGCGGCACCTTGTCAGCACCAACGGCGCCATAGCCAAGGTTGGGCGTCACATCAAGGCTGCCGATCTTGACATTCTTGTAGTCTTCCAGTCCGCTCAGGCCAATTCCGTCTGGGTTGTTGTGCAGATACGTTGCCAGCACTACCTGCGCGTATTGAATCTGCGCCGGGATCTCAGTATCTGTGAAGTAGTCCGTCGTGATGCGGAACGGGAACCCTACAGCGTAGGTATTGATGTAGGTATCAGGCTTGCGCACGCCGGTGCGCGGCCACTGCAGCGCCTGCGTATCGGTCGCGCGTGCGCCAAGGAACCGCTCGCGGTCTAGCCGTTGCGTCGCGGTAAAGAGTGCCCGGTTCTTCTGGTCAGTGGTAGCCGATGCCCATGCCGTGACATCAGCATCCTGCACGAATCCGTCAATGATCGCCTGCGCTGCTGCCAGCGTCAGGTAGCTGTTTGCGTCGGCCGCGCCTGGCGTGGCCACGATTGTGATTGCCATCGTCAGGCTCCGTTAGATCCAGTGTAGGAGTGGGCTCTGGCATAGAAAGAGAGGCCACCTCCGTAGAGGTAGCCTCGCGGTCACGCAGTCGCCGAAAAGCGAACAGCCCCATCAGACGCGCTTGAGCAGCACGGTCAGGATCACACCAGCCAAGGCGGTGGTGGTGCCTGTCACGTCCAGCGACAGCCGGTTGCCAACTTCAAGGGTGAGGTCAGCAGTGGTGGCAGTCAAGGCAGGAGTCTGCTCGGTGAGAGCAGTGCCTTTGAAGTTGATGGTGGCGCTCAGCAGGTCATCGCCAGCGGTGGCGGCTTCAGTGCCTTGGCAACGACGAACGGTGCCGGTTACGGCGCTGCCATCGCTACCAGCAGTGGCGTGAACTTCACGCACTGCCACCACTTCACACTTAACGGGAGCAGTCCAGAATTGCACGTCGGCAATCGAGGATGCCCCGTAAAAAGTGGCTTCAAGATACTGCTCGGTGGACAGTTCAAACTGGGAAGGTTGTGCCATGGTTAGTTACCTCAATCGAAGTTGGAGGTGTTGGTAGCACGCACGATCCCAAGGTTCTTGAGTTCGTACACCCTCGACCAGTTGCCAACCGTTGACAGTTGAGCGCGGGTCGGGTTGGCGGTAGTGACGCCCCACTTGGCACCAACAGGGTGGTAGCAGTAGTGCAGGTCGATCGACATGGCATCGCTCTTGGCGAGGATGTCACGGTCGGTTTCGGTCTGCATTGCGAGCTGTTCGCCGGAGGCAACAGCACCCTGGGTGAAGAAGTAAGTGGCGTACTCGGTCGAGCTGCCGCTGCCTTCAGTCTGCACATCGTCAGACACGATCACGCGCAGACCCATGTAGGTCGGCACGTTCACTTCGCCGCCAAATGCTGCAGCCATCGAACCGCCCGATTGGGTGGAGGTGGTGCCGCGTGCTTCAGCAGTGCTGACGTAATCGATTGCACGGCGCTCTACCAGGTCGTAGTAGACCTTGGAGTGCATAGCAACAGCGGCCAGCTTGTCACCTTGATCACCCAGCAGGCTGCGGGCTTCGGCAACGTGACGGGGGCTCAGCGTGGTGGGGGTATCACCAGACTCGCCGTCGATGCTCAGACCAAAGAAGGCAGCAGACGAGCTGGTGGTGCCGAGGGTGCCGAAGACACCAGCAAGGCAGGACAGCAGATCTTTCTGACGCTGGTTGGCAACGTAGTCAGCGATCTTGGCGCCAATGGCGGCCATGGGATCGGCACCAGCAGCCAAGGCTGCCAGGTCACGAGCCTCAAAGGCGCGGCCACGATGCAGGATGACGCCGACTTGCTTGTCAGCAGTGATCTTGCCGGGGCTCAGCGAAGTGCTATCGGTCAGCACTTCAAAGTCGCCAGACAGGTTGGCTTTCCAGAAGGGGACGTTGATAAAGTCACCACCCTCAGTTGCATTCAGCTCCGCCAGGGGCTGCACCACACCGCTAGCCAGGAAGGCATCACGCTGCGTGGTTTGCTCGATGACGTAAGGCGTAAAAACCTCTGGGATGATGATGTCAGAGCGAAGAGTCGCCATGATTCATCTCGGGGGAATGGTTTACGGTGTGGGCGCAGCCCCAGGCTCTGTGTGGCGCAGCCATCACGAGCAGACGCTCAAATACTAACGGTTAGCTGCAGCTTTCATCCGCTCATACAGGTCGCGGTCTGTACGGAATAGCCGCGACTGCTCGGTTAGGTTGAAGCTATCACGACTGAATGGATTAGCCATGCCTGCCGGAATGCCGCCAGTGCTGGCACCGGCTGATGGTGCGCCACTGCCTTGTGGCTTGGGTTGCTTTTGCATCCATGCTGGCAGCGTCTTCGCCCATTCACTGACAGGCGTGCGCTGGTAGCCGTCAACCACTACCACAGTGCCATCAGCATCGCGCTCGATCTGATCAGCGCTCAGCTTGGTCTTGAGCACCATGTCGGGGTCATGCACGATGTCAGCCAGCGCCGTTACTGCTGGTGTGAC